GCGGTCAACAATCATATAACCCTGTTTGAAATTACCGAACACAACAGAGATTAAGTCAGTGCCAGTGCTTGAATTTGTCATATCATTCTGGCTTATAATACCGAAGCCGTCAATGTTATTCGGCTGTCCTGCCTGTAATGACGGCTGCCAGAAATACTGACCATAATAACCGCTGGATGTTTCAGGGCGAAGCAGCCTGATAGCTAATTCAGTTGTCCTGCTCATTAACCATACGGCACCATTCAAGTACTGGGCACCGAGACCATACTCACAATCCAGCAAGTCATCTATATTTGCAGTGTTAGCCGTTGTCCAGTTAGTATGTGAGATTGATTCCAGTGTGATACCGTCCGGCTGTGAATAGGTAGTATGGCCAGTACCAACAGCGAACGCCTTAGCTTCTGCATTAGCAAAGGCAGTGGCGAAGGAATCAGCAATCATAGCCTGGAGGTTTGCGTCTGTGTCTTCGAGCTCATCCTCACCGACTTTGGTCAGTCCGTACATATCCTCGACATAGATGATGTCACGTGACGGAGTGACATCGGATTCAGTTATATCACTGCCTGTCTCCAATTTACCCCAGCTAACCGAAACTTCAGTTGCTGAGTTTACACAGACCTTATCCCTCGATGTAGTGCGTACACGGCAATAGTTACGCAGAGTGTTAATCTGAGGAATTGCCCTCATTATTTCTTTTTCAAGGTCTTCAGGTACCAAGTACAACCCAGCTGTGTTCTCTACCAGCGCCTTGCTTTCCGGGGTTATCGCATGCTTTAATATTTTCCTATCATCAGGGTCAAGGTTCCTGTCTCCGACCCGCATAGCCTTGTAGAAGGCCGTCTTGTAAGCCTTTGTGTCCTCGCTTTCTTTTTCGCCTTCGCCTGCCGGTATGAGTTTCTGACGTTCGATGTCCAGCCCTATAGCGTCAAGCTGCGCTTTCTGAGCATCCATAGCAGCGCTCATTTTTTCCAGTTCGACTTTGTCCTCAGCTTTGTACTCATTAAGAGTGGTTACGGCCCCTTTTGCTTCATCCAGAACTTCGTTGTTCTTAACCTGCATCTGCGCCCAAGTGTCTTGGATTTTTTCAGCTAAATCTTTTATTTCCATTAGTTTCCCTCCGTTAATTTAATTATTGCGGCATCGATGTTATCATTAGCCTTTTTCACATCGAAGCCATCTATCTCTGATTGAATGCTTTTTAAAGCTACATCCAACTCTGCGGCTTCCTGATCGTCTTCCGGTTCAAGAGTGTCAGTTGACGGCTCTTTACCTTTATATTTCTCAAGAAGTGCCTGGAGTGCCTTAACTGCATCCTCTATTGGTTCTATTTGATTATTATTTAATGAGTTCTCTATAGCCTTTACATCAAGAATCATAGCAGATGGATTAGCTGCGAATACAACAGGAGATATATCATAAAGGCGAACTTCCTTCAGGTGTCGTACGCCGCTTTTAACTTCCTGTTTTACCGTGTCATAGCCTATAGACATCCTTTTGAGTACCCCAGCTTTAGCTAAGAGTAATGTCTCCTCTGCTTTCTGGACACCACGGACTATTTTTATTTTTGTGAATAATCCCTTGCTATCCTCCCTTGCTTCAGGGAGTCCTATCGGCTGCATAATATCGTGATTAAAAAGGCTAACAATGGTATCAGAATTTTCTTTGAGTGACTTGCTGAAAGCCCCTTTGTCTACCACATCACCGTAACTATCTGGCACATCATCAAATGTAGATCCGTAACCAGTGATAGTTCCTTCTTCCTCATCTATATCCTTTACTTCGAACTTAACTGTTTTTCTTTCCATTGGATAACCTCCTGATTTGTAGTAAGTATTCCTTAGCAATAATCAATCTGATGCCATGTGTCCCCGCCATCATAACTATCAAAAGATTCTTCACTATGTCCCCAAGGACTCAATAGTGATTGAAAGGTAGTTCGATTGGGGCATTTTAACACCGCTTCTACACGCATTCCGTCAAAGTTATAAACAACCTTATCTACAACTAAAAAGGCTCCACACTTATCACATCTGCATAATATCGGAGCAGCGTTACCTTTTGGAGGAGGAGGCGGTTTTCTGCCTGTTATCATTCTACTCATTTATTTTCTCTCCTTTTAATCTGTTAAATAGCCTTCCGCACATCGGCAGTTAATCGAATGTTCTCCTACGTACATCTCGCCGTTATCATATGGCTCATTGAATGGAACACCCTTGCCGTTATCTAATGAGGCGTGTTCATCTCTTACCCTTTCATCTCTTGAGCTTATCCAGAGTTTCTTTCTAACTACCCCGGACTGTCTGGCTGATTCTCTCTGTCCATATCCTGCAGCCTGTGCTGTTTCAGTTCGAGCCACCCTCATAGCCTTCCAAGCTGATTGGTCATCATAGAATTGCCTTAGCTCTTTAGCTATCTGAACGTTAGTGAGATTACTAGCGGTTCCTTTGGATATAATACTTTTAACATCTTCAAGGTTGGTTGACAGTATCGATGTTACAGACTCCCCAGCATGACTTGTAACCCACATTTGGACTGCCGCGCTAAACGGGTCAAAAGTCCATTTCTTCTCTGTTGGGTTAATTCCCTTCCCACCAAGGTCATCTGCTATCTCTTCGCCAAAGTCTTCTACAATGACGGCGGAGACGGCTTTTATTGTTTTAAGCCATTCCTTCGACTGACTATTGATAGCTGTCTTAATTGCCGACTCAGAGCCTACAGCCTTAATAACCGCCTTGCCCTCAGCTTCATATAAAGGTAACATTCTCTTTTGTACAATGTCCCACCATGCTACACGGCGGGTGTCTATCCGTTTCCAATGAGTAGATTTCTTCTCCTCGGTGTTAAGATTAATAGCCTTCGTCATCTTAACGGGTTCAGGTTCACCGGATAATGCGGATGAGCCGGATGGTGCTAAGTTCCAGGGTAAATATGAATTATCCCACCCCTCAAACTCCTCAAGTCCTAGTTCTAATTTATCATTTATCTGATTAAAAGGAACACCCATTGCCCATAATGACTTGGCCTGATCTGTTTTCTTTCCGAAATCATCCCTTAAAGCAGGTACATTTGATATGTCATAAGTTATAAATATATCATCGCCATAAAGAGGTGCTATCTTTAAATTAAGCGTAGAGCGTACATCATCCAGTAAAGGAATGACCGTGTCTTCATATAATGACTTTTTAGCCTCTTGTACATTATTAAAAGATGAATGCTCTCTGTCTCCAAGCCACCACGGATCAATTCCAAAGGCTGCCGCGATATCTCTTTTATTGCTTAGTCGTGAGCTTATATAATCCATTTCCTGCGGAGTGGGTGACATCGATTGCCACTTATAACCGCCGCTTAATACCCACGGCTCACCACGCTTTGACTTCTGCAGGAACTTCTCCCTGACTCTACGTTCAGCCTCTTTGCCCTGTGCGTCATCAAGTGTATCTTCAAACTGGAAAACACCCGGAGGTACGTTCCTGTTTTGAAGTTGTATTTTCTGCGTGTCCTGTGCTTCATTGTCTGTGTCAATAGTTCTGGCCGCTGCCTGTAAATCACCTATTCCCCAATAAGGATTCCCCGGGTCAAACTGTGTGAAATGTATAAACTGCTCAGGTGGTACAGTGTATACACCGCCATCCGAAGTAGTAACCTGATAACCCTCCAACCATTTACCTGGGGCTTTAGAAGGAATCGGCTGAATCATATCAGGCATACACATCCAGAACTCTTTAGGCTGTCTATTAACCATTAGCGGCTGAATCAGTGAATTACCCACCAATTTCAAGTGAGCTATGATAAATTCCATATTATCTTGACCACTAAACTCAGCGTTAGGATGAGACCAAGCCCGAGTGAACGGATGCTCTTTTATCTCTTCGCCCTTTTTATCTGACACAATCCATGGAATACCTGAGCCTGCCTGTACTATCGTTCGAACCGAACGATAGACAAAGACAGATAATTTATAACCTTCCCTTGTGGCTTTTTTGATTGTCATATTGGAATAGACAGGCTGCCCTGCCTGTGAGAATGAAAATATATCATGTGGGTGTATTGCACTTTTCATCTTACCCGGGAGCATTGAATAAAATATCCGCTCTTTTAATTTCTCTAACATTTAATACTCCTACCATATACCGAGTGGGTTGTGGGGTGTTTTATTAATAATATAGTTTATAGCCTGGGTCATTGCGTCCACTTGGTCATCGTGAGAACCATTGGGGAAAGCAGCGCATTCTTCAACAAAATCAGTTGTATAACTGGCCGCTTCTGGTATCCATACATTGCCTGCCTCGACATCAGGTGATACCGCTTGCGCCCTGACAACCTTGCCACCCTCAGGCTCTATTGGTATAAGCCCTGCTATTTTATGTTTAAGTGTGGCAATAACCGCAGATCCGTTAGCTTTGTCCTCAATAAGTTTAGCTCTGGATTGTGGCCACTTAGCGGAAAGAGCAATAATAGCTGCAATGGTATTAGGGAAATCCATACGGCCACGCACTTGGTCAAGCAAATATTTGTCGGCGCCTATAACCCCCCACACCTGCCCAACCACATAATCAGTACCTTGAGAATCTTTGAATGTACAATCCCAAGATTGGATAACCGTCTCGAATTTGCTAGGTGCCTGACGGTAATATTTCCACCATTTACGATTTAGAATATTCCCCGTCTCTGCCGTTGGCTCGCCCTGATAGAGTGCTATAAAAGCCCTACTGCCTATTGATGCCCTGATATTGTCCAGTGCCGGTATGTCATATTGCTCGGGCCAAAGAGCATTATCATTATCTATTGCTTTTAAGTGTAAGATTTCCCATTGATCTGCTTTGGGATCTACCTGTGCTTGTAGTAATCGACCCGCCAGGTCGTCTTGGTGCCATCGTGTCATAATAAGTACAATCGCCCCATCAGGCTGTAATCTTGTCCTGGCTGTTGTTGTGTACCAATTCCAAATCTTATCCCTATAAACTTGGCTCTCAGCCTCTTCGGAGTTTTTAACAGGATCATCTATCAGTAAGACATTGGCGCCTTCGCCTGTAATCCCACCGCCAACACCGGCAGCTATATAAGAGTCTCTTTTATTGTCTTTACCTGATAATTGCCACCGGACTGAGCCGGATTTATCAAGCCCTAAACCCCATAATCTTTGATAAGGTAAACTAGATATTGTTTCCCTGATGGCATAACTGAAAGTATAAGCTAAGCTTTCTGCATAAGAGCACCCGATTAACTGCGCTTGTTGGTTTCTACCTAAATACCAGGCAGGGAATCGGATTGATACCATCTCTGATTTACCATGTCTGGGAGGCATAAACACCATCAGCCGTTTAATGTCGCCACGCTCTACAGCTTCTAGCTTTTCTGATAATATCCTAATATGTCGAGCATCCTGATATTCCGGCATTGTATATTGGCAAAACGATAATAGATGATTACGTGCCCGTCTTCGTTCCAATAGCTCTGTCGCTGCCTCGCTTGGCGATATCTGCAAGTTCGTCATCCGATAAGTCCTTTGCATTAATGTTTAATATGTTATTGGTAACATTAGTTCCATCTGTATAAATGCCGTCCATCTTATTAAGTTCTTTTATTGCCTCTATTGGATTATGGAGTCTGACACGACTTATCACTGTAGGATCAGCCCCGTTATTATCGTATTTAGTTGTTGATACTATCTCTGATATTGCAGATGTGTTTGGAGATTCAGGTCCTATGTTTATCCAACTGCCATCCTGCCCAAGCTCTTGATAGTCTGTTACCCTTGCCCTGGCTATCTCTGATAATATTTTTTGCCTTTCTTCAAAACCGGCAATCACATCATTTTTAACCTCTAAGCGTAACTCACTCAATCTTATCTTTATCTTATCACTGGCAGCTAATTGACTAGCGTGTATATCTATAGTAGCAGCTGATTGATTCGCCGAGTAACCAGCCTGTAAATAAGCATCTCTCTGTGCGATGCCTTTGAGTATATTAAGACAAAACGTCTCTTGTTTTTGTGTTATTTTATCTTTCATGTCTCTTTCTCATTATTTCTGATGGTAATAGTTTCTTTTGCTCTGCCTGGGCCTCTTCCCCACCATATACAGCCTCAGTAAGTTTCTGTATATCTCTAATTATTATCGTTGTCTCTGGGAACACAATATTCCGTTCTTTTTCTATTTTAACCGCCGTTTTAAGCCGTTCCCTCTCAATACTCAATAGCTCTATCAATATCTCCGTCTGTTGATTAAGATCAGGAGCCTTTGGATTACATTTATCCATTTAATGCTATTCCCCTTCGTTTCCTGGCACCGCCCCAATCTGATATATTGCGTATCAATGGGTGCATTAGAGCGTGGCAGTCATCACAGAGTAGTATAATATTAGCTGGTTCAAATACCAACTCACTATCAATTGATGTCTCTGATACCGGTAGTATGTGATGTCCATGTGTTGCGGGGATTCCGCAGCACTCGCAAAACTCTCCCCGATCAAGCCTTATTTGTTTTAATACCGTCAAATATCGTGTCAGGTTCTTCATAATTATTTTTAAAATATAGTTTGATTTTATACTGAAAACCCCTTGACAACTCTTACCTATGGGTGTATACTATAAGTATAAAGTTAAAGGAGATGGAAAATGAGAATCGTAGCAGTAGGACATGTAAAAGAAGACCAGACAGAATGCAGAATAGAGGTTTTTGACGCAGATTATTTTGGTGAAGGCAGTGGAATGCCGGTAGAATTAAGACTGCAGTTAAAAGAAAGGGGGTACAAGGATACGGGAAACAACATCACAGGATTAAGATTAACAGCCACTGCCGACAAAGCACAGGCTGAAGCAAAATGGCTCGGCGAACATGGGATGGAATTATCACTCGGTCATATGTATAAATAATAAAAATAAAAAGGAGTCTAAAATGAACACAGTAGAAATAGAAGAGGGGGAATATCAATATTATTAAGATGAAAAGTTATAAATGTAAACGATGTAATCACGATTGGTACCCAAGAACACCAAAGAAACCAACTATCTGCCCTAAATGTAAATCACCGTATTGGAATAAGGAAAGGATAAAAAAAGGAGAAGGAAATGAAAATTAATAAATACACAGAAGTGGTTAAAAAATTAACAGAAACTGCGGGGGCAGCGAGAGTTAGAACACTAAACGAAAAAGACTTAATTAGCACTTTAAGAGAAGCAAAACAAACTGAATGGGGGTACGCGACCGGTGGGAGCGTAGCAAATGCTTACAAATACCCCGCATATCAAATGAGACTTGCAGTTGTTAAAATGGCAAAAGGTAAATATGGCATATGGATGGACTGGGGTAGTGCTAGTTCGGGCGCATCTTCATTGCCCGGTTCTTTACCACGTCAGTATGGAAAATCGGATGTTGTGTTTGGCAAAATTCTTATGGAGTGGGCTAACAACACAGAAACCGAAAAACAGTATGTATTGTCCGCTATTAGTGTAAATAGGGCTTTAAAACCAATTAGATAGAGCATATAATAACTTAATGTAGGAATGGCGAGGGTTAATCAGCTCTCGCCATTTGCTATTCTCCATATCTTTGCCGTATTATTGAGGCAAAACCCCGTGTTTTCTCTGCCTTTTAATTATTGATTGCCGTATTGTTTACCGTATCGCTTATCCAATTATAACTCTTTTCAAATATATTTTTGTCGCAAATGTATAATTCATTATCTACACCCTGCATTAGATAATCACCAGCTTTCCCATTAGCATAATCGCCCTCTATGCTATTTACCCTAAACGGTTCATCAATTTGTTTAGCATGTATGATGATAGGCTTTTTTCTACACTCCAACATCCCGTCTACATTCTCAAAAGCTTCATAGTGTTTCACTTTATCTCCTTACCGAGCCATTCCAATCTCACTGCATTCACCATCCGGGGAGGCGGACATAGCGAAGTCCTATTAAACGGGGAGCCAACCTCAATACCTCCCCGCAATAAAAAGCCCTCAACAGCGTGAGGGCACAATTCATCCTTATTATCAGTCAATATACCACCAAAGCTAATAAATGTCAATAGTTTGATTTATGAGTACAAAAGTGCTTCACTTTACAGCCACCTTTTTATCCCTCTCTTCGTTTTGTTTTTGCCATTTGCGGAAAGACATCCTTTTCCGCTGCCATCCTGAGCAGTAGTAAAGAGCCTCTTTCGATGGGCCTGACAGTTTATAGCTGTGTATCGCCTCATGCAATAAGGCTCTCCCTGCGTCTCCGCACCTTTTTACCCGGGCATCTACCTCGGCCACTGTATCGGCAATACTTACACCTGGCATATCATGGGCACAACTGGTTTGTACCTGTCCGGCAATATTCCCGTTTCCAAGATTTGGATATATGAGTCCATGCTGTAACAACCAGAATACTTGTCTCTTAGCGTAAACAAAATACCAAACAAACCACTCATCGCAACAGCAATAATCCCATTTCTGTCTGCATTGAGGACAACCCCGGAATAGCCTCTCACCACAAACAGGGCATGTGATATCAGACTTATTCACCGTACTATGACTATTTTTGCAGAACCGTATCACTTATGTAATCCTCTTTTGATGTTTGGGTGCTTGGCTCATTTCCTTGTTTATTCGATCTATTTCTGCGTCATCATCAGGATATAGTTTATTGGACTTTTGCTTTAGCGTTGGTATAGATATATGACGCTTGTACTCCTTAAAATGCCACTTATCAAGTTTATTTAAGCTCTTTGGATGATCTCTTAAAAGTAATTCATAAACTGTCATTATCGTCTCCTCATATTCCTCTTATCGCTATCTTACTACTCACAACCCCTCATAATCCAGCTTATTGCCGATGTAGGATTATATTTATTCCAGTCTGCTCTTTTAACCACGCATATTTAGTCCGGCTGTCACGAGTCAATATTCCCTTATGGTCTTCGTAAATAACTACCCCGTTTTCTGTATATTTAAAGTCTATACTGACCGTTATCCGGGGCTTCTTACATAATAGGAATTTGACCTGATATTCAAGGTTCGATATTACAGCACCACGTTCTAATAAAACCAACTCTTCCCCTCGCTTGCATTCCCCTTTACTATCAAACATCATATTACATAAATTGCTCCATGTCTTTTTAGCATGGTATTTGTTCATAAACCTGCCTCACTCTTTACCATTGCTATCATTCGTTCTAATCTCGCACCACGATTGATTTGTTCGGGGTTAAGTCTCTTAACTTCGCCTTTCTGACCTGCAAATGTTTGCTTGGAACGAATATCCCTTTGTGTTTTAGTTGATTTACTTCTATTACTTCGCCTTGTTTTAGCTCTTACGGAATTACTCATTTATTCCTACCCTGCTATCTTTTTGAGTTTGGCTCTTATAGACATACATATCGGCTCATTACAGTCAAATAATTTAGTCCATTGGCAAGGTTGCATTTGTGTCTGTATTCTTTCAGCCTCTTCTTTAGTTGGTAGCTGTTCTGTTAACTCACCATTATCTATTAATTCTATGTCATCTAACCAACGCTGTACCGTTACTCTAGTGCTACCCCTTTTTATCCATAACAAAGCACTTCCGTTAATAAAATCAATACTAGCAACTTCTTTTATATCACCGTGGATTAAATCGTTAACCATCAGTTTCATAATAACTCCTTTTTAAGTATTGCTTTGTTGTTGTTATAATAACAAATCCAATTACTCACATAATGGGGGTGGTAAGTACTCCCCTCTTCTAAGGACATTCT